TATTCTGTTCTTCATCGTTATCTGCCTTTTGTATTCGGTCACCTTTGTCGTGCAACCGATCAAGGCCATGGCACCAATCGACCAAGCCTACACCAAGATGCTCAACGACATCGTTTTGCTGTTGGTTGGGGGTATAGGTGGCATTGTTGGTAAGCGAGTAGCGGGGGGAGTTGCCGGCACGTTAGCGGGGGTTAAAAGTGCAACGAACCCGACTCCAGTAATGCAGCCTTGCTATGGCGCTCAACCTATGGCGCAACCTATGTTTCAACAGCAGCGTGTTGACCCTGCTTTTGGAGCCATGCCTACGTTTGTGAACCCTGAGTTTGATGAAGCTTGGCGTCCACCACCACCGCCTACTACGCAGCCAGATCACCTGCATCCTGAGCGGGAAGAGATCGCCGCCGAACGCGCCGCCGCAAAGGAGGCAGAATGACTTGGTTCCTCACCTTCTTCAGTGATCTGTTCTACGTCATCGCCTGTGCGGTCATGATCGCTGGCGTGGCCTTGTATGGGGTCAGTTACTTCGCCAAACTGCTGCCGGTGATCGCCACCTACGCCCTGCTGATGCAAATCGGTGGCGTGGTAATGGCTCTGGGTGGCGGTTATTACGTCGCAGATCACAAGGGCTATGAGCGCCGTGTGACTGAAGACAAAGCCGAGATCGACCGATTGAACGCCGAGGCTCGACAAAAAGAAGCCGAACTGGCCCAAACCCTTAAAGATAAGACCGCAGCACTCCGAAAGGCAAACAATGCTATTCAAGCCAAGAAGACTGATACTTTTAAGCGCATTGACTCTGGCGAGTTGCGCTTCCCCTCCACCTGTAGTGTTCAAGCCAGTTCAGATGCCGGAACTGCCGGAGGAGATACAAAAGATGGAGCCGAATCTGAGCGACAAGCTCTTAAAGATATTGCAACCATCGCAGCAGACGGCGACCTCGCCATCACCCGCCTCAACGCCTGCATCGACCAATACCAAGCAGTAAAGGACAAGGTCAATGTTAAACAGTGATCAACTTCAAAAGCTGGGTATCAGCCCCGCGTGGGTTGATGGCTTGAACAAGACCTTTGAGCGGTTCCACATCGCCACGCCCAAGCAACAAGCCATGTTCATTGGCCAGTGCGGCCACGAGTGCGCCAACTTTAAGATTCTGGAAGAGAACTTGAACTATAAAGCGGCCACTCTTATGCGGCTGTGGGATAAACGCTTTCCTACTCAAGAAATTGCTAATCAGTATGCAGGAAACCCAAAGAAAATTGCCAACATGGTTTACGCAAACCGAATGGGCAACCGTGACGAAGCTTCTGGCGACGGGTTTCGTTTTCGAGGGCGGGGATGCGTTCAGCTTACCGGCCACGCAAATTATTATCACGCGGGACAAGCGCTCGGGTTCGACTTCGTCATGCACCCCGAACTCATCGCCACCCCAGAATACGCAGCCCTAACCGCTGGATGGTTTTGGGACACGCACAAGTTGAACGCCCCGGCCGAGGCTTGGGACTTCATCAAATGCACAAAAATTATTAACGGTGGCACAATTGGCCTTGAAGAACGCCGTAAACACGCAGAACATGCGCTTGCTGTTCTCACCTCCTAATGGGAAAATAAGGTATGACCACACCAAGCTTTGTCCTCACCTATGATTCCCTGACGAGTACCGTCCTTCAGTACTTGGAGCGGCAAGACCAAGCGGTCGTTAACTTCATCCCCACAGCCATTTCTTTGGCTGAGTTTGAGATCGCCCAAGAAATCAAAACATTGGGCCAACTGGAAGTTGTTGATTCAACCCTCCAAGCTGGTAGCGCAGTTATTCAAAAGCCCGCACGTTGGCGCAAGACTGTGTCCATGACACTGGTGGACGGTTCTGGCAACAAACAGCCCTTATTGCTGCGCAAACTAGAATACCTAAACAACTACTGGCCCGTGGTGAGCGCAACCGCACAGCCGCTGTATTACGCCGACTACGACTACGACCATTGGTTTGTGGCGCCTACACCTGATGCGGCATACAGCTTTGAGGCTTTGTGCTACACCCGACTCCAGCCGCTGGACTCAAACAACCAAACCAACTGGCTCACACAGAATGCACCCAATGCCATGCTGTTTGGCACATTGAAACAAACAGCCCCATTCTTGAAGAACGATGCTCGACTGGCTCTGTGGAGTCAGATGTTTACCGAAGCATTGAACGCCCTCAAGACCGAAGACGTATCCCGCGTTGGCGACCGTTCTGCGGTGGCTGTTGACAGTTAAGGCAAACCATGACCACATATACATCGCCATTTACTGGCCAGACGATTTCACCGAGCCAAGTCTCTTACGAGTCGCTGACGATCAGCGCTAACACGCCCTTGTCGTGGCCCATCAACGGCAACAACACGGTTGTTTCGGCCAACATCATTGACGTGACTGCCACAATCGGCGGTGCGGTTTTCCGCGGAACAATCTCAGGCGTGACCTTGACTGTGACCTCTGTGACCTCTGGAACGATTGCCGTGGGTCAAGTGATCACCGGAACGAATATCGCTTCAGGAACGACCATTACAGCCCTTGGAAGCGGTTCTGGCGGCACAGGCACATACACCATCAGCATCTCGCAAACTATCGGCACGGCTGAGACAATCACCGCCAATGCTTTGCTCTTGGAGTTGCCACCGGCCACTCAGGTGTCGACCGGCCAAGCCATTATTGTGCGCAACGTCGGCTCTTTCACCTTCACAGTGTCTGACAACTCAGGCAACGCTGTAGTGTCTATTGCACCCGGCATTGCGTATTACATCTGGCTGACAGACAACACGACTGTGAATGGCGTGTGGACTGAAGTTCAATTTGGTGCTGGCACATCGGCTGCTAATGCAGCTACGCTGGCTGGGTATGGTTTGGATGCCATAGGCAATACGTTGAACACCACCACACCTTTGGTGGCCTATTACACCAATGCTACTTTGAGCGCTAATGCTCAGTCTCAATTGTCGGTATGGGAGGGCGGTGCTGGCACGATTACTTTGCCGAGTGCTTCAAGTGTTGGCGCTAATTGGTTCACCATCATTAAGAACAACGGCACTGGAATTTTGACGGTTCAGACCTCTGGTTCGGACACGATTGATGGCGTTTCAAATTCAACTCAGTTGCAAATTGCCGAATCCTTTGCGCTGGTATCTGACGGCACATCCATATACAACTCTTGGGGCTATGGCCAAAGCGCAATCTTCTCGTTTACGCAAGAGCAAATTTCGGTCACCGGCGCAGGTGCCACGATCACTTTGTCTTCGAGCCAAGCCTCTTACACCCTTCAAGAATACTCTGGTGTCCTGAGTCAAAACACGAACGTGGTTGTTCCTTCCACGGTTCAGTTCTACGTTATCACCAACAACACAACTGGTTCATACACGCTGACTTTCAAGACAAGCGTTGGCGGTGGTGCAACAACAACTATCCCCAACGGCTCAACCGTTGCGATGGTGTGCGATGGCACAAACGTCTATGCTGTTTCGACTGTGTCTAACAACGTCACCTCGCTGACCTTGAGCGTGGGATCATCGACTAACCCCTCGCTGAACTTTGTGGGTAACCTGACAACTGGTTTTTATTTGCCCAACTCAAACCAAGTGGGTATCACAATCAACGGCTCTGAGCAGGCTTACTTCAGTTCAACTGGACTGACCGTGTTTGGCGGTATCAGCGGGGGCACATTTTGACCTCTAAAGTCATAGCCCTACAAATCCCGCCGGGTATACAGCGGGATGGAACTCAATTTGCTGCGCCGTCCTATGTCGACGGCGAGTGGGTGCGTTTCCAACGTGGCTTGCCCAGAAAGATTGGCGGCTACACCGGCGCATTCTTGAACGCTTCGGGCATCTCTCGTGGTCTTACCATGAGCGCCTCAAACGGCCTCAACTACATCATCTCGGGCTACAGCGCAGGCATTCAACAATGGGTCACCAACAACGTGACGGCCATTGGTACTGGGCCAACACCTTTCTCCTTGAGTTCATCGTTCACCCCAAACGCCAATAACTTGTGGCAGTTTGACATTGGTTGGGACTCAACCGGTGGGAATGCTCTTCAGTTGATCGCCCACCCCGGACAGAATCTGAACTTCATCTCAAGCACCGTCAATACACGTCCTTTGTTCGGGCCGTTTACTGGTACAACTCTGGCGCCAGTTGGTGTGTTTACGGCCGCAGGGACAACAACAAATACGCTGAAAACCGTCACGTTTGCCACCACCATTGCTGGCATCGGGCCGGGTGTGACCGTGACAGGAACTGGCATCCCTGCCAACACTTATGTGGTGTCTGCCAACACTGTAGCCGGTGTCTGGACGGCAACTTTGAACAACGCCGCCACCGCATCCGGCACGGTGACATTGACCTTTGACAACAACATCTCCGTGTCCGGCGGTGTTGTGATGCTTTATCCCTATTTGTTCGTGTACGGCAACAACGGGCTGATCCAAAACTGTGCGGCTGGCGACTTTACCAACTGGACAAGTGCTGACTCAAACGCCAACAACGTAGCCTCTACAAAGATCGTAAAGGGGCTTCCAGTTCGTGGTGGTACTACATCACCCTCTGGGCTGTTTTGGTCGCTGGATTCGGTTATTCGTGTGTCCTACGCGCCCCAAAACGTGGGCACATCTACGCTTTACTGGCGGTATGACTTGCTGACCCAACAAAGTTCGATCATGTCGTCCAGTTCCGTCATTGAATACGACGGAATTTACTACTGGTGCGGCGTGGATCGGTTCTTGATGTACAACGGCACGGTTCAAGAAATTAAAAACGACCAAAACTTGAACTGGTTCTTTGACAACGTCAACTTCAGCCAGCGTCAAAAGGTCTGGTGTACTAAGGTTCCACGTTGGGGCGAGATCTGGTGGTTCTACCCCCGCGGTGACGCCACAGAATGCACCGACGCAATCATCTATAACGTGCGTGAATCACAATTGACCGGCAAACCGGTGTGGTACGACGCTGGATCTGCGCCCGGTGCCCGTCGCTCGGCCGGTATCTTCACCGAAGTGTTTCCCAAACCAATTTGGGGCGGCACAGACGCTACTCCGATTGTTTCGTTCCAAGGCTCGGTGAGCGGTACGACGTTGACCGTCACCGCCATGAACTATGGAACCATTTTTGTGGGCCAGATTCTGCAAGGTCTTGGCGTCTTAGATCAAATGGTTATCACCGCTCAAGGAACTGGAACCGGTGGCACTGGCACATACACCGTCAACAACCCCACAGGAACGGCCGTAGGGGCCACAACTTTGTATGCGAATGGCTATACAGTGTGGCAACACGAAACCGGCACAGATCAGGTTTATTTGACGAACGTCGATGCGATCTATTCGATGTTTGAGACACCAAGCCTTGGTGGTTTGGCTGGCTTGGTTGGCTCAACTCAACAGCCGGGTGACAACAACTGGACTCGCTTAGAGCGTATTGAGCCTGACTTTGTTCAAAATGGACAAATGGATGTGATTGTTACAGGCAAGGGTTATGCCGATGAAACGGATCAGCCCTCTCTTCCATACAATTTCGATCCCACCACTTTGAAAATTGACATGCGTGAACAACGTCGTGAAATGCGGTTGCGTTTTGAGTCGAACACGTTTAATGGGAATTACCAAATGGGCAAGATCATCCTCAGTGTCGACACCGGCGACGTGCGCGGCACCGGCAATCCTTAAAGGGGAATAAATTGGTCACATACGATCCCCGCGGAATGACTTGGGACACCTACTGCAAACTGATGGAGGAGTTGTTTGCTCCGAATCAGCTTGGCCATGTTGACGAAGAGCATTGGATGGACTGGGTCGACGGGTTAAACGGTATCGGTTACTTCACGCAGTCGGGCATCCCTGATGCACGTCAGTTCAGTGATTGGCGTGGTTGGGCAGAAGCTATGTGCGGAATTATGAGCATCACGGGGTAAATATGCGCGGAACTACAATTAACAGAGCATATTGCTGTGCATTTTGTTGCAGATCATATACGCCTCCGCTATCCAATCCGATTGTTACTGGTGGTGCCGCCACCACTTCGGCTGGTGCTTTGCCTGCGGTGACGCCCGCACCTGCTCCCGCACCCGCTCCTGCTCCTGCTCCTGCTTCGCAGTACGGCAATATGTCTTCGCTCGGCTGGAGCAACTTAACCCCTGATCAGATTGCCAACATCGGCACATACAGTGAAACAATTCCCGGCCTGCAGGCGCAGTACAGCTACAATGGAAACTTGATTGGCTACAGCGGAGGCCAAAACGGGTTCACATACGACACGCAAGGTCGGATTACAAGTGGTCTTGACAATAATTACGGATACAGTGTTGACCCCAATACAGGCAACATCACAAGTAAGACAGCGGTGGGGGGTGGTGGCGGTGGGTTTTTTGGTGGAGGTTTGGGTGGAATTCTGGGTATTGGCGCAATGTTGCTTGCCCCTGAGTTATTGCCTGAGTTACTAAGTAGTGGCGGCGCAGAGGCTGGCCTTTTAGGTGCTAGTGATTATGCTGCCGGTACAGCGGCCACCCAAGCCGCTCTCGCCGATGCTGGAATTGGCACCGGTATAGATGCCGCAACGGCCGCTGGCGCTGGAGCGGGTGCTGCTGATGCTGCCGCCAGCCCATTGTCAAACCTTAACTTGATGCCTTCCGATCAGGCGATCAATAATGCCGCACTAAAGACTGGTTTGTCTTTGGCATCTGGCCAAGACCCCACGAAAGCCCTCGAGAGCGGTGCTTTGGGTCTTGTTGGCGGTGTGGTTGGAAGTAACGTCAGCAACTTGGTGTCCCCGACTATTTCTTGCCTTGTCTGTCAGAATAAAGGCCTTACAACTGGGCTTTCAAATACCATCGGCTCAACAGTCGGCAATATGGTGACTGGTGCCAGCCCAACCAATGCGTTGATCAGCGGTATTGGTAGCGGTGTTTCTTCTGGGCTTGGCCAGAATGGGGCAAACTTATTGTCAGCACCTTTGGCGGGTGCTGCTGGTGCCGCCACTTCTGCTGCTTTGAAGGGTGCAGACCCAACACAAATTTTGACCAATGCTGCAATCGGCGCTGGTAGCAACTACGTTGGCAGCCAGATCAGCGGCGCCATCAATAATGCTACAGCACCCACCCCAACAGACATGACGGGCTTTTATACGCCTACAGATACCACTTCGCTGGCTAACTATCAAGCCAACCAACCATCACCTGATACAACCGGTTTGGGCAGCGGCAACTACAACACCGACACATCTGGTGGGTTGGATTTCCTGAACAATGCAGGTTCTTCCACCCCTGATACCACAGCCAATTCAGCGCCTACTGTTACTGACGACAGCGGTGGCTTACAGACAGTTGTCGTGACCGGTCAAGATGACTCTTCGACCATTCAACCAACAGAACCAGATGTCCAGCCTATTGGCGCATTGCCAAGCGACTTCTTGGACAACATTGATACCAGCGATCCGTTGCAGACTGTTACGGTGGTCGGAGACAAACCAGCCGACACAACCATTCAACCGACTGAGCCAACTGCTGGTGACATAACCCCAGTTAAACTGGATGTGAACACCGGCGACACCTCTTCGTCTTCTTCTGGTAAGACCAGCAGCGGCTCAAGTAGCGGTTCAAGCAGTGGCTCAAGTAGCGGTGCCGAACCATCAACTGCACAGCCTACACAGCCTGCGTTTGGTAAAGCTGAGTCTGTTTTGAAGTCGTATATGCCTAACACGCAGTTCAAGCAAGAGGCTGCGCTTAAGCAACTGTACGATTCACTTGATCCGGAACTGAAGGCCGCCATGGGATCATCTGAGTCGACCAAAGAATCGGCGCCAGAAGAAAGCTATAAAGATTTTGTAGCACCAGCAGATTTTGAGAAAGAAGTCCCACTTATGCCAACCTCTAAACACGGCGGACTCATTCACATGTCGGGAGCCGGTAGCGTTTCAGATGCGGTGGATGATCTGGTTTCGTCCAACACGCCAACCATGCAAAGCATATTTAATGATGCGCAAAAAGCTTTTCAGCCCACTCCAATGCGGGCGCCTGCATCTACTGGCCTTGAATCCAGCACCAAGTACATTCAGCAAGTCAAGCCACATCAATTGCAACAACTTTACAACTCCATCAATCCTGCCCTGCGCAGCCATTTGATGGGTGGCGGCCCAGTTGTTGGTGTTGGCGGTATGGCTGAAGGAGGCCTTCCAGCGCGTTATCACCCCGAGGCGCCACAAGGGCATCACCCAGAATTTATCACTGGCCAAACGGGCTATTACGCCGCTGGACGGGGCACTGGCCAGTCAGACGACATTCCTGCCATGCTCAATTCAGGGGACTTCGTAATTGATGCTGACACAGTGGCCCAGTTGGGTGACGGTTCTAGTAAAGCTGGCGCTCAGGCGCTCGAGCATTTCCGCAACCAGATCCCCCACCATGCGCACGGCGGTTTAACCGAGTCAGTTCCCGCCAAGATTGCGGACGGTGAATATGTTCTCCCCGCCGCTTTTGTAACTGCTTTAGGCGGTGGAGATAACAAGACAGGATCGAAGTTGCTGGATAAAATGCGCGAAGAGTTGCGAGAACACAAGCGGTCTGCGCCTGTCAACAAGATTCCACCCAAGGCGAAAAGCCCGCTCGATTATTTAAGGATGGCAAACCATGGCTAATTTGCTCCAAAGTTCACAAAACACGGCAACGACAGCGCCGTGTTATTACAACAAATACCTTTCTTGCCTTGCTACGCAGGGCATCAATCAAACTGGGCCAAGTGGCGGTCAGTTTGTTGGTGCTCAACCCCTTCAGAATCAAGCATTCAACGCCGTTGGCCAGAACTTTGGTGCCCAGCAAGGCAACTTCCAGCAAGGCCAAAACCTTTTGGGTTGTGCCGCTAATACCAACATTACTGGTGCTGGCGCTGGTTACATTCAAGCAGGTACTCAAAACAGCGGTTTGGGCGCCATGCAGCCCTACGCCAACCAAGCGTTGGCCACAAGCGGCACTCAAGTCGCCAGCCCTTACGTTAATAAAGGCACCTCTTTGTGCGCAACCGGTGCTGCTAACCCTTACATCCAAGCCGCCGCTTCTCAGGGTGGTTTGTGTGCCGCACAAGGTTATCTGAACAAAGGCACGAACGCCAACATCGTTGGTGCTGCACAGCCTTTGATCAACCAAGCCGCTTCCCGCGGTGGTCTGTGCGCTGCCAGCCCTTACTTGCAACAAGCCGCAACAAATAACCCCGGTCAATTGGCTCAGTGCTACATGAATCCGTACTTGAAGAATCAAGTGCAGAACGTGTCTGACATCGCCATGCGGAACATTCAGCAGAACTTGGCCCCTCAAGCAACTGCGGCTGCTGTAGGCTCTGGCCAGTTTGGTTCTCAACGTGGTGCCCAAGTATTGGGTCAGGTTGAAGCCAACGCCATGCAATGTCTGAACAGCCAAATTGCTAATTTGGAAAGCCAAGGCTACGGTCAGGCATTGACGGCTGCTGGCGCACAACAAAGCTTGCTGGGTCAATTGGGCGGAACTGCTGGCAACTTGGGTCAGTCGCAACAAGCCCTGCTTGGTCAGTTGGCTGGCACGGCTGCATGCGCTGCTGCGAAGTGCGCTGGTACTGCATTGACCGCTGGCCAGACTGCCGGTTCGTTGGCTCAACAACAGCAAGGTCTGCTTGGAACTTTGGGTCAAACAGCCGGAACTTTGACCTCGGCACAGATGCAAAACCTGATCAACGCAGGCGGCACACTTGGTGGCCAACAAACCGCGGCAAACCAAATTGCTGCTGGGTTGGGATCAACCGCTGCTGGCGCACAAAACGCCTACAACGCAAACCTCTTGCAAGCTGGCGCTACATCGGGTTGCTTGGCCGCTCGTCAAGCTGCTACAAAAACCGCTGCCGCACAAGGCATGGGCAGTCTGGCTGGTCAGGCTGCAACACAAAATCTGGCTTGCATCAACGCTCTGTCTACGCTGGGTGGCCAACAACAGACCATTCTGCAAAACCAACAGTGCTACCCACTGACCAAGCTGTCGAACATCTCGAACTTGCTGAAGGGCTACACCGTACCCACATCGACAAAACAAACGATGTGCATGTCGCCCTTGTCTGGCTTGGCCAGCGTTGGTTCGACTGCTGCTGGTTTGTTTGGCGGCACTGGCAAGTGTGGAACTGGGACACCTGTGTTCTGCCGAATCAAATGCTCACTAGGGTTTGGCAGTACTACATCGCCAACGGGTACTGACATGACAGGGTTTTACACGCCGCCACCAACTGGTACTGACATGAGTGGTTTTTATAATCCTTCAACACCCGGCAACACAAGTTCTGTAGACCAAACTTTGTCTGCAAGCCCCGGTGGATGGACTGGCCTTGGCCCAGATCCAGCTTTAAACGGTGGTTTTTTCACGCCGGGTTTAGGTTGCGCTGAAGGTGGTTCCGTAAAAGCGGCACGAGGCGGCTCAATAGGTTGCGCATCCACACGTCACATGGGCGGTCTGCCCGCAACTCGGAGATAAGACATGGGTCAAGATAATTCATCAAATCCAATTGCTTCCGGTTTGGAAGCATTTGGGAAAACCAGTTATTACGGCGATGATGCTACCAAACAACAGCAAGAAAACATTGATGCTGCTGAAGCTGGATTAAAGGCTTTAGAAGACCGATATGCACAGCCCAACTGGTTCAAAGTAGCTGCTGGTTTTGCAAAGCCACAACTGGGTGGTTTTGTTGCTTCTTTGGGAAGTGCATCCAATGCTTTGGGTGATTGGCAAGAACAACAACGCGCCAATGAAATCCCAATTTACAACGCTCGTGCGCAACTGGGCTATATGCAAAGTCAGCAAGCACATCGACGTTCTGCCGAAAAACTTTTTAGGCAAGGCGCTACTAATGGGTTCACCAATTCTATGGTGACCGAGATAATGGGCCATGACGATAAAGAATTAGGCCCGAAGGCGTTGGAACTTTACAAGCAACAGCAAGAAAACTTGAGAGGTGGCAATGAAGCCGCGGTTAGCGCAGGACGTGTTGCAACCGAAATGACCCCATCTATTGCTGGTCAAGTTATTAAAAACATTAGAAGCCCAAATGAGCCTGCTGGTTTAGGTCTTTCTTTGCCCGTAAATCAACCCAGCGCTCCTATTGTTGGTGGGACGGACTATTCGTTAACTGGGAATACTCCGGCTCCTGCGGCTACTCCATCTGCTGCGGCTACAAATGCGCCTTTAATCAATCTGCCTGTGGGTGCAGGCGGTGTGTCTGCAAAAGAAGATCAAGCCATTCGAGAAGCGCAAGTCAAGAAGACAAACGATTTTGTTAACGACTTAGGCGCACGTTTGCCGAATGTTCAGCAACGCGCTGCCAATTTGATCTCCTTGTACGATTTGACTAATCATCCCGGCGTTCAGCAAGTTCTTGGTCGTGATACAAATGGTTCTGTTGAATCTGCTATTCGCAATTCTTTGAACAGCACATCGTTGCCTGACATTATTTCTGCACAAGCGCGTTTGTTGGTATCTCCTGAGTTGGAGAAAAAATATCCCGGTACTGCTGACAAAGTTCAACAGTTGTTGAGGGCGCATGCAGAAGAGTTGTTGGCCGTCAATAATTCGACCCTGCATCCAACGGTATCAATGCAGCACAACGAACAGAATGCGGCATTTAGTTTGACCGATACACCTGAGTCCACACGCAAAGGTGTCTTGTCAAAACTTCACATCCTAAAGAAACCGTTTGATCAATACGATGTTTATCGTGATCTTGCGACCAATGGTGCAGACTTTAGAAATGTTCCGAATGATCCACGGTTAAAAGACATTGATCAAGAATGGCAACGACGCCATGATTATTTGCAAAACCGACCTTCTGATTCCGTTGTTCCCAAAGACTTGACCGGTACGTCTTTTACGGTTCGTCCTTGGAAAGATGTAATCGGTGAGATTGAAGCAAGAAATAAAAAGCGTCAATCAATTGCTGAACAGATTAAAGCAAATGCACAAAAAGGAACTCAGTAATAATGGCCTTCGATTACTCCAACCTTGATCCTGAACAAAGCAAAACTGCGTTGAAAGTATTGAACGCAGCGGAGAAGTATGGGTTGAACCCAGAATTTGTTTTGCCTATGGTGATGGGCGAGAGTCGTTTTAAACACATCCCAAGTGATCGCAAGAACAAGGATGGCACACCCGTTGCGCACGGCGTGATGATGCTGACACCCGGTCTTGCGAAGCAATACGGTGTCAATGATTACCAAAAGGCCGATGAGGACACCAACATTGAAGTTGGTATGAAGTACTTGCGAGACTTGGCATCCAACCCAAAAATTGGGAATGACGCCAAGAAGTTATTGGCCGGGTACAACGCTGGCCCAGCATCAAAATTCGTTCAAACTGGTGATGAAAAAGATCTTCTTGATGAAACAAGAAATCACATCAAAAATGTAACCGCATACTCAGCAGGTGATGAATTGGCAACACCAACCTTAAAATCAAATGAAGACGATGTATATGCCGAACTTCATCAAAAACCCAATGAAGAACAAAAGAACATCGATGATGAGGTTTATGGTGATCTACATGCAGGAACACCAGCTACACAATCAGAGCCTCTACCAACCACTTCAGGAAGGCTTGGTGCTGGGTTAGGATTTGCTGCTGGCGCCGCAAGTGCGGTTGCACCAGCAATCATTAAAAAAGGCGCAAGCTTTTTGGGATTTGAAGGTGAGCCGCAACAAGATTTGGCTCGTGTAGAGCCAACGATAGATGAGTCTGGTATGTCTCCCGGTGAAAAATGGGGAACAAAAACTGGATACGGTATGGGTGAAGGTTCTGTTGCTGATGTCAATCAAAGATACAAACGCGCAGCCGCTTCCAAAGAATCAAAAATTGTTCGTAGGCAAGAAGCCAAGTTTGGTGTTCCCCAACCCGGTGAATCTAAAGACATCGTTCAACGCTTGATTGATTCAAAAAATGAAGCCGAGCGAATTGCAAAAGAGGCAGCGGTGCGTTCTCAATTGGAGCAACAAGCCACTTTAAATGCCGCCAGAGCACAGCCAACTGGTGGACTTGGAAGCAAGGTATTAGGAACACTTGGAGAAGCGTTTAGAACGGGTTTAGGCGGCCTTGTGGCTGGCTATCAAGCCCAAACTGGCGCAAACACAGAAGACCCTACAGAAAAAGGTTTGCGCTATGGTGCAGCAGGCGCCTCATTGGCTGATCTTGGCGCCACATTGTTCCCGACGGCTTTAAAGACTGCCGCCAGAACGGTTACTGCGCCTTTGACAATTGGCCTGTCTACCGCGGCAGATGTCAAAAAAGATTTGAACAAAGGTGATGTTAGTGGCGCTTTAGGTAGCGGTGCAATCGGTGCATCGGCATTTATACCCGGTGTTGGTGTTCCCACTGCTGCCTATTTGCAATGGGCAAAAGACAATCCCGAGCAGGCTGCTAATGTCCGCAACCAACTCAGTGATATTGCACCGTTTATCGGCCCATAACTGACTCAATGTAAAAAGCCAAGCCAATTGGCCACAAAAGCAGTAAAGCCAAATAAATCGTATAAATCATTTTTACCCCTTTGCGTCGGCTGTCTCCCCGACGTATTTCCTCCCCCAGTGTTGGGGGGGGTCTTTTTCTTACATCCCGCCTCGCTTCTCACCAAGCTTCTTGGCAACCTCTGGGTTGAGGCTGGCCACAAACTCGATGCAGGCGTTACGCTCTTTGCGGGCGTAGTCCAAGGCAACTTCTTTTTCGATCTCGTGCGCAAACGCAATCAGATCAACTTCTTCGGCCACCAATGCTCCGGGCATGCGCTCATCGGTGTTGAAGTACAACTGTTTGATTTTCTCTTCGCTTAACATTTCATTCTCCAAACTTGTTTTTTAAAGTCCAATAACGCAAAAGACACTTAAACATCTCCCAATGCTGATCCAATTCTTTTTCAGTCCACTCGTGAACTTTGATCAAGCCGGGACGCTTTACCGATACGAACACGTTCGCACAACGGGCTTCTGGTAAGCCAAGGCCGTACCGGTAAGCAGCAAGTTGCATAGCGTGTTCTGGATAACCAACAACGTCATCGTCGTAATCAAAGTCCTTTGACTTGGCATCCAACACGATCCCCGTTGGGCTTGTAGGATCAATGCCAGTGTACAAGTCAACCTTACCGCCGAAGCCCATCTTGTCGGTGAACGAGCGCTCAACGATCCATGGGTTCATGGACTTCAAGTTGAAGTGCTTGGCCACTTTCTCGTCAAATGCTTTGGCGATGTCTGCATGTTCAACCGCATGGCCACCCAAGAAGTACTTCTCAATCGACTCATGGATGCGCGTACCACGCTCTGCGGCGCGTTTTGCGGTTTCCTTTGAGTCTTGGATGATCCGTTGAACAAAGTGAACTTCTGGCTCGTTTGGAAGCTGTGGAAGGGTCAGTGCCGCTAACAGCATCTGCTCCATTTTCCAAGCCTCTAAAGCGGGCTTTGCGGCGACTTTTAAGATCGTGGTGACCGAAGGTACCAGATTCATCTTTCGCGCGTCCCTGAGCGTTGTAGGGCGGTCTGAGCCGTCCTTGGCCTTGACCGTGTAGGCAGGGGCGCCTTTTTGGTCGTACCAATGAACGGACTCAGCCGAACGGGCGATGATTGTTGTCATGCTTGCGCCTTTTTCTTGGCCCACATGGCTTTGATGCGATCAGACTGGGCTTTACGGTTCTCAAGGCTCCAGCCTGTTTTCTTCTCGCCCTTGTCAAAAGACTCGATCTTGTTGTTCAACAACCGAATAATTGTGGCCGCCTCTTCCATGGCCTTCTCCTGAACTTGGAGTCGTGCCTTGAGCGAGATGATTTCCATCTTGATGTTTTCTTTTTGCGCGTTAGAAATGAACATGATGTCTCCTTAGAACGGGATGTCCGAGTCGTCAGCAAAGCCAGTTGTAATTGGCTCAGGCGGGGCTACTGGAGGCGCTTCTTTGATGCCAAGGCGTTGCCATTCTGGTGAGGCTTCAATCTTCTTCTTGAGGTGTTCGCTGAACTTGGCAAACAAGTCCATGTCAGGATCCTCAAGATTAAAAATCTCATTGGGATTGACGCCTTGAGGCAGACCGGCTTGCTTGATCATGGATGGAACTGGACTCACGCCGCTCACGTTCACATACATCTTTCCGTCTTGGCCAGCACGTTCGATCACATTCAACATGCACCACGCGCCAAGGACGTTTTTAAGGTCAAAGCGGCGCATTTCTTCGTTGGAGAAGGGCTTACCCCGCCACGACTGCAAATCAAGCCTTAAATTGGCCTTATCGCTCCACGACAGCGTGTAGTTCTTAAAGATGGCGAATGGACGGCCGTCACGCATCTTGATCTCTTTTCCTGAGTCGTCTGTGCCGTGGATTTCCCAGCCCAGCATGATCTTGTGCAGGAACTTGACTTGGCCCATGTACTCGGTTTTCTGAGTGCCAAGGTCAACGATGCGGTAGCACCGTGCGAGGTGCATGCCGGGAGGGGTGGCCTCAAAAGAACCACCGCGGTCTTCAACAAAAAAGCTCATAATTTTCTCCATAGAAAAAGGTCAAGAAATAAAACGATGAACGCCGCTAAGTAAACGACGAACATCACACGTTCGTAGGGGGTGTAGTTACGCTTCATAGGTGATCGCCAGCATGTTTGCCAGTTGGTCGTCAATCTTGCGCATCTTGGCTTCGTAGTCTTTTTCAAGGTCAGACTTCTTCTTCAAGATGTTGGTCACCATGTCGGCGGCAATGTCGCTCTTCTTGCGGAAGTCAACATCAACGACAGACTCGCCGACCAAAAGATAGTCGGGGTTCCAGTCGCGCAAGTTGGTAAGGATCAGATCGCCGGGCTTGGCGTCTTCAAGGTTGTCGATGCCTACTGAGGCGTAGGTGGACAAGAAAATGTAAACTGGCAACTTCATGATTCACTCCTAAATGCAGAACTCTCTGCGCTAAACCGTTCGAATTGAACGTGATGAAATTCTAACATCAAATTAAAGCAAGCTGTAAACACTTCTTGCAAATTATTTTTTCTTGATGTTGTTTTCTTGTAACGTGAAGTTTGTGTAGAATCGGGCTTTGGGAGTTTGTTATGACATTAAAAGAATACTTTGACAGCGATGTCCGCGGGGCGAAGTCAGAGATGGCTGAGTACCTTGGGATCACAACAACGTGGCTGGCGCTCTTGATTGCGATGCGCCGTCAAGCCTCACCAGCGTTAGCACGAAAAATTGAAGCCGCTACAAGCGGACTGGTAACAAAAGAAGAATTGCGGCCGGACATCTGGCCTGCGTGAGTTTTACGGTGGCCCGCTTTTGGGTGTTTTAGGAGATGTAAATGGAAAGATTGAAACTTAGTGAAATTCGTATTGACGGTGGAACACAGATGCGTGCCTCCATCAATATGGACTTGGTGAAGGAATATGCTGAAGCGTTCCGTGGGGGCGCACAGTTTGTTCCATGCGTTGTGTTCTTTGATGGCGTAAATTACTGGCTGGCTGACGGGTTCCACCGCTACCATGCAACCGAGGCCGCCAAGATCATGACGCTTGACTGCGAAGTAAGATTTGGCTCTGTCCGAGAAGCAATTTTGTATGCGCTCAAGGCCAATCAAAATCATGGATTGCGTCGCACCAACGAAGACAAGCGAATATGCGTTCAGACGATGTTGAATGATGCTGAATGGTGTTTGTTGAGCAACATCAAAATTGCGATAGCTTGCGAAGTCTCTGACACGTTTGTGGCCGCTATCCGCAATCCTGAAGTCAAGGCCAAGCAAGCCAAGAATATGCAAAAGCATATCGAAAAGAAGGCCAAGGCCCCAGTTAAACTGGACTCAACTGAAACTGACGATCCAGTTAAACTGGACGACTTCGGCCCCTCAGACGAAGAGATTCGTGCTTCTGAACGTGCGCATAATGAATTCTTGGAGTTCATGCAAGAGGCCTTTGAGGCTGATGACGTGCTGGCTGACACCTCTGAGAAGCTGAAGCAAGCCCTGCTTGAGTTGCACCACCTCAAGATCACAAACAATGGTTTGGTTAACACCAACACCGAACTGACCAAGATGGTCAAATCCCTCCAACGACAACTCGACAAAGTTAAAAAATGACCAACGTCCTAGCACCAAGTGGGTGTGATGATGGAACTACATTCCCTGAACCACGCCCGTTCCAATCTGCCGCCCATCAAGCCCTTCGCCAAGGGTTCCGTGATGGCCACAAGAACCAGTTGATCATGGCCCCCACCGGGGCTGGAAAGACTTACCTCGGCTTGCGTATCTGCAACGAGGCCATGCAGCGCGGTAAACGTGCTGTGTTTCTGTGTGATCGCACCACGCTGATCAACCAGACCTCAGCCGCTGCCGACAACTACGGTCTGACCGAACACGGCGTGATTCAAGCGGATCATTGGAGGCGCCAGCCTCACCAGTTGCTCCAGATCGCCTCAGCACAGACCATCGCCAAGCGTGAGTACTGGCCACAGTTGGACGTGCTGGTGGTCGACGAGGCTCACACCCAGATGAAAATCTGGACTGAGTACGCCATGTCAACTGGGGCGGCTGTGATCGGTCTGTCTGCAACGCCGTTCTCGCCGGGTCTGGGAAAGATATTCTCAAACCTCATAAACGCCACCACAATGAACGAACTGACAAAGTCAGGGGTGTTGGTGCCCATGCGCGTTTTCTCGTGTACAAAGCCCGATATGACCGGCGCAAAGACCGCTGGCGGCGAGTGGACGGACGTGGCGGCTGCCGAGCGTGGCATGGAGATCGTCGGGGATGTGGTATCGGAGTGGATTCGCTATTCTGAGCGCCGCAAGACGATTGTGTTTGGTGCGACGATTGCCCACTGCAAACAACTGGCCTCTGAATTTACACGTCACGGCATCATGGCCGCGGTGTTTACTTCGGAGACAACTGCCGCCGAACGTGAATTACTGTTGAAAGAGTACAGGAAGCCCAACAGCATGCTGAAGGTCTTAATCAGTGTCGAGGCCTTGGCAAAGGGTTTTGACGTGCCTGACGTTGGTTGTGTGTGCGATGCAAGGCCCTTGCGCAAGTCCTTGTCGACGGCCATTCAGATGTGGGGTCGTGGACTTCGTTCATCGCCTGAGACTGGTAAGACCGACTGCATCTTGCTGGACTTTTCTGGAAACATCATCCGGTTTGCCGAGGACTACACGGAGATCTTTTTCAATGGTCTGGCCGAGTTGGATTCTGGTGAGAAGCTGGACAAGAAAATCCGCAAGGATGATGACTACGAACTGAAGGGCTGCCCGCGGTGTGGGTACAAGCCGTTCACGAAGCGCTGCATGGCGTGTGGTTTTGAGAAGAAGCCGCAAGCATTGATTGAACAACGTCCGGGGGAGATGAAAGAGATCTTTATTGGCGAAGGCAAGAATCGAAAGAAACTTGCAGATGACGCGAGGCATCTTTGGCATCAGTTATGCAGTTATGCGCGGATGCACAGCGCTCCTGAGAAGCAGTCTGGTCGTGCTTGGCACTTGTATAAGGATATTACGGGGCAAGAAACGCCGTGGCAGTTCAGTACGGCTCCGCAAGTTGAAATTACACCGGCCGTTAAAAACAAGATCACGCAGATGAACATGAAGTGGCGCAAAGGGGCAGGGAAATGAGTTTCATCGACTTTGCCCGCGCCCATGGCGTGGAGATCAACCCCGACCGGTTGTTTTCGTCCGAGCGCATTCGCCGGTGCGGGACGGTTGACAAACCCCGGTCGACCAATGGCGCTTACTTTTGGGATGGCCAGCGTGGTTGGGTTTTTAACTGGTCTGAAGGTGCTCGAGTTGAGTGGTATCAAGACCCCAACGCGAAGCCATGGACAGACGCCGATAAAGACGCTTGGAAGCGCCAAAGACAGTATGAGGCACAGAGGCGTCAGTCTGAGCAACAAAAGGCCGTAGAACGCGCTATGGAGTTGCTTAAACACGCCGAGCGCCGTTCCCATTCATACCTCGAGATGAAGGGCTTGCCGGACGAAATGGGACTTGTCCTAGAAGACCGGTTAATGGTTCCGATGCGTAACGTCATCACGAACGATTTGCAGGGCGTCCAGACCATCTGGTGGGACGACCGTGAGCGCAAGTACCACAAGAAAATGATCTTTGGTATGCGGGCGAAAGATGCAGTTATGTGGATGGGGCCGAGGAACCAAGGGGCATGGCTTGTAGAGGGCTATGCGACGGGCTTGTCGCTCTTGAAGGCCTTGAGGTCGATTGGCCACCAAGATGCGGTTGTCGTTTGTTTTTCTGCGAACAACATGAAGTCGGTTGCTGAGAAGCTGCAAGGCTCTGTCAAGATATTTGCTGACAACGACGAGTCGGGTGTGGGTGAGGCAACTGCTAAGGAAACTGGCAAGCCTTACGTCATGGCCGATGAGAAGGGTTGGGATGCGAATGACTTGCATCACAGAAATGGCCTTTTTGCTGTTGTGGCCAAAATAATGGAGATATAATTTTTTCGTTGGTGGTGCATCGGGTTAGCGCCGGTGGAGTCAATTCATCTTCTATTCCCCTAGGTAACACTGCTTTATGTGAGCCACCAACACCAACACGCATGGGGATTGGGGGTGATCTCGAGAAGCACCCCACAAAACAGTCCCCAGCCGTGTTGGTTGTTGACACAACCGAATTGGTTGTGTGTATAATCCAAAACATCAACGGATTGGTAACCCGTTGTAGTTCACTGAAACGCAACCGCAAAC